AATCGCCGGCTTTACCTAAACTGAAAGCATTGACTAAATCTAAATTAGCAGCGGTTATTATTCTCCATGCGCCTTCTAGAGAATCATATCGAATACCAAAATTTAAATTTTGAGATATTTGATCCACTAATTCTATTTCTATCGCAGCGTCGATGTCATTAACAAACTTAGGAACAATCCTTCTCGCAATAGCACCCGACGGTATTTCATCACTGAAGTATACAGGGCCAGTTCCCGACGATATGATAAGATCTTCTCTGCTAGAGTTAGTTCCGTCTCCAGAAATTTTTACTACCTTTGTCCAAAGTCTATCAACTTGTTCAGCATCGGCTGCATCAGTGATAACCAATGAGCCTCTCTTAAAAGAGTATCCTGCTGGTGGAACAAATTTTATCAATGCGCCTGCTGAAACATATTTCAAACTGGTTGTCGCATATGCTTTACCTGCTTTCAATAAAGAATTATCAACTATATTTTTAAAATATCCAGTTGATAGATTAACATCTGAAGATATTTTTTGCCAGACCACGTTGTCGTCTGTAAAAAAGACTTTGTCAAATTTAGTAATGTAATAATTATAAACATTGGTTTCTGCGAACACAGTCTCGATGTTATTTTTTAGAAAATTGATAATGTCTATTCTATTTGAAAACTTAAATGTTAATAATTTTTCACTTTCTTCTTTGTAGATATAACCGTCATCCGCAAACACGTTTACAGAGCTGTATTTTCCGCTGGCATCTATTATTTCAAAGTTCCTAGAAATTCCGCTAGAAGTTCTATTAACTGATTTTACTTTGAGAATATCTTGACTACTTGATAATGGAGCAAGATTATAGTCTTCTCCGGTTATCATCCTGTTTTGTGTATAATATTGAGAAGGAGCATTGATCCTAATTGCATCAATGTCTTCCGACACTGCCGCAGAATTCACTGTGCTTTGTAATGCTAATCCTATCGTTAGAGAATGTTCTACTCCTTTCTTGTTTATGTAAGGAATCGAAATTGTAATGCCTCTCAATTCGTTTGGAGTGATAGTATACGAAAGACCGTTGCTTACTCTATAATATACTCTAAACGCACCTTGTGGAAGATTACCGTATACGCCGTCAGCAAATATTAAATCAATACGATCATTTTCTTTGGTGTTGACTGCATAGATATCTCTTATATTTTGAGATATGCTGTTATAAGCAATATTATTTCCCACCAAAGACGATACCTTCGTCCACTGCTGTTGTTGCACTCCGTTGGAACTTAGAGAAAAAAGCCAAACGTCGTCATTATTAATATTAACACTATCAACAGCTACTTTTTCATTAGTTGTTGGAACGCCGATTGAAAAATCTGCAAGTTCTAAACTGCCTTGTTTGAATAGAAGATAAAACCCAGTGTTTGGACTAGCTGGACCTTTACCATCGTTTTTGTAAACAAAACCAATTTGATTTCCAGGAACAGGTGGTTCTTCATAGACATCTTCGCTGTCTTTGAATCCTGTGCTTAGGATTTCAAAAGTCATATTCCTACCAGCTACTGTTTTAGAAACTGAATAAATTGGAACGTCGATTGAATTTGTTCTGAAACGATATTGTTCAGTGGGAATACCTTGTATAGTTGCAGAGCCTTGGCTGCGACCGAACTCGGTGTTATCAGCCATTGCTGAATTTAGTATCAATATAAATTGTTCAAGCCAATTGGTATTTGTAGGATCGTTCCACGAGACGATCTGCTGAGAAAGATTCTTACCATTGCTGTCTAAGATATCTTCTGTGGTATTAACTGTGGTAAATTTTAATAATCCCTTAGCAGGCACGTTTCTTTTTGCATTGTAGCTTAACATACGTGCAATACGCAAGACGCTGTCTTTGGTTTCTGCTAGCTCGATAAAATTCTCTCGGCTGGCTAAATCAACACGGAACGCTAGACTTTGACCGAGAAATGCGATAGCATCAATTAGCGCGAGGTATTCGCTGCTTTCGATGTAATCGTTGAAATCTTCGGGATAGTTTTCTCTTAGATACGTAATGATAACTCTGCGAAGATTTTCAAAATCGTAAGATTTAAAATCCGCATTTTTAAAAGTCTGGTAAATTCTCTTCCAGTCTTCGTTGAGTATCAAATTATTTTGTCTAGAAGTTGTCGTCATTTTTCATTCCTGTATCATATTTACCAAACAAAATTATGTGGTCAGTTTATTGAAGAAGTTGATTTATCAAATTCAAATGTCATTTTTTCATTGATATTAAACGGTATATAGGTTATATCTGCCTGTATGCGTATGCCTATGTCTGTGCTGTCGATTTGAACTTCGTTTACCTGCATCCTAGGATCATAATTGATTATTTCTTCAACATCCTTGGCAATCATATTTTTAACTTCTTCAGTAAATTGTTCAAACAACATATCCCAAATAATTGTACCGAAATCTGGATTTTCTAATTTTTCACCTTTTCGAATATAGAAGTGATTCATTAGATCTTGTTTGACAAGATCAATATCATATAATTTGTAATTCTTTGTAGTTTCTTTTGAGTTGAACCCTCGGTAAACAAAACTACCACTGTTGTTATCTCCGACCGAAGCTTTGTTTACTGAAACTACTTTGTTGTTATAAAGTTTATTAGCCATTATTATGTTTCCCTATCTGTATTTGCTGGGCGCTGTTGATCAGGTGCCAGGTTCTCATGTTGCGGCCACGGCTCATGCATAGGAATGCGTTTCATGATGCTGTTTAGCTTGCCTGCTTGATAAAGTTTGTCCCATCCTGCTGTTGTAGAAACGATCAAGTTTTCCCGTAGCTCAAACGGTTTTACGAAAGTAGCAACATCTGCTGCGGCTGCTGTAAGAGTATCATTCATGTTGATACTGGCCGCAGTTTCTACGTGATTACCGGTGGTACTGATATTTGTATCAGCGCCAGCAGTAAAATTATTACTTCCATTAGTAGCTAGATTGAAATCCTTATAACTGGAAATTTTTGTGTCGGCACCTACTAATAAATTATAATCTGCTCCTACTGTAATATTAGTATTGGCATTTACTAAGAACTCTAAATCTGTAGCAATTTCAGCATGCCATTTACCCGACTCTGTTCTCATGTTTATATTTCTTCCTGCTTCTAGATTAATGTCTCGATCGGCTCGGATATTCAAATCTGTTTCAGTATGGATGCTAACGCTATCGGCAGCAAATATATCAATCTTTCCATTGGATGTTAATTCTATCCAGGCTGTTCCCCTAGAGTTGGCTATGTAAATTAGATCTTCTGAATTGTGCATCAATATCTGATGACCAGTGCGAGTTCGAACTCTAAAGTATTCGCTGATAGGAATAGTCGGGTCGCCGGTTTCACCTTTGGCTACGTCAGCATACTCTTCAGGACCTTCGCTCGCTGGTTTTTTTCTAAGATATCGTTCATCACCGTCATCCATAACAAATTGTGTGCCGCCTAGTCTACTAACTGCTGTTGTTATAGGAGAGGGTGATTGAGTAGTGCCAACTGTGGATTTTTTTGCATTAATGCGTTTGTCTAAAGGACCAGGAGTTGATATACCAAATACCATCGAAGGCACTTCTCGTCTTGCTGACGAAGTAGTAGTACCCCTAACAAAGTCTGCAATCAATCCCTGCTCTAAAAACTTCTCAGCGATAGGGTGCAGCGGTTTTTTAATTTTATCAGGGTCTACTTTTAAATCAGAAGAATTTATTTTTCTGTTAATCTCAGCAACTGGCAACGGATTACTACCGTTATTAAATCGAGTCTTATCTGTTTTGTCGTAATCAACTTCAGAGGAGCCCGCAATAGCAGGCACCATGTTGTTGGCAAATCTCGAAGGCACACAACCTATCCAATATCCTTGGGCGGGGTCTCCGTCGATGAATACCACGATAACTGTTACGCCTACATCGGGCGGTACAAACCACATACCATAACTTTTCTGTGTATCGTTATAGGCCTCAATAGTAGGTGGTGGCTTCTTGGGATCGTCTGGATTAGTTGAGCTGTTCTGTCCCATGTATTCATAGGCAGTATATCCAAAGAATGGCATAGCACATCGAACCTGGTACGACTGGGTTTCGTCTCCCATATCATTGCCTTGGTTCCGTAATAGGGTGACTTCTAGGCCGCCCATTAGAGACGGGTCTAGATGGTTTATTATCCTTGCTAGATAAGGACCATTGCCTACGTTGCGTTTATCAGTTTGATCGGCCGGTAGCCGTTTTTGTTCTGCCATTGTCTATCTCTTTATGATTGATCTTGCGGAGTGCTTTTTTCAGAAACTGGTTTCTTAAGAATAGTA